CGACTTCTGTCCCCTCAAATGGAACCGAACCCACTAGGAACCCCCACATGACCACCCACGACTCAAACCGGACCACTCGCCAGACGCTCTTCTCCGCGCTCTACATCATCGCCATAATCACCTTGGCCGTAGTTGCCACCGGCTGCGATTGGGTCCCGCGCCCCTCAGGTGCCCAGTCCAACAACTCCCAAGTCTGCGTATCCTGGGACGGCGACAATGTCGGTTGGGTTGAATACTCCGGCGTTGAAGTCTGTGTTGACAAAGATTAAGCAGAGACAAGGAGGGCGTATCCATGAAGAAGGGATCAATCATTAAAGTCGTCAATCGTGGAACGGGAAAATGTATTGAGGTTGGAGTAGATGGTGTTACGGAGATAGTCTCTGTTGGTGCCCTCCACTTGGCGTATGTCGGGTCCGGTGGGGAAAGACGGGACACATGCACAATTGATCCCTCTTACGCAATTGTGACACGGAAGCAATAATGATGGAGGGTTGTTATGCCGGGTAAGACCAACAAGCGATCCAAGCGTCGAGACGAAAGACCTGCCCGTACCCGATATTGGCAGAAGCATCAATTACGCACCCACAAGGTTCACAACCTTATGCGGTGTTGTGGCATGACACAGGAAGATGCCACAAAACTTTGGACCGACACTCGAAAAAGGCGAATGAAATGAAATCACTGGCAGCGATTCTGGCCGTACTTGGAGTAGTGCTGTGCATTAGTGCGGGGATTGGTACTTTACTATCCTGCGTTGGCTGTGACATGTCCAATGTGTATGAGTGGACCGGTTCCATCCCGACGTATCCGTGGGGCATGGGCAAGTAACGATTTCCGGTCAGACTCATGGGTTCGTTTCAGCAGCCACGTGCACATGCTCGTAAAGACGGACTGTATGTCCTAGACGTAGCCTACGTCTACGAGACTGATCTTATTAGTCCAGTCGGTTGGTGGGCAGTAAACATCCCCGCTGGGTTCGTATGGGACGGAGCCTCTGTTCCACGTCTCCTGTGGACTCTCTCAGGCATCCGTCCAGGAGGACGAATGGTTGGACCGTCGTTGGTACACGATTATCTGTATCGTCGGCGGCGACCGACAAACTGCGATTACACCCGAAAAGATGCCGATCAGTTGTTTCGGTACTTAATGCTGAAGGCGGGACTGAGCAAGATGAAAGCACGACGAGCGTATTGGGCCGTCCGACTATTCGGCCGATCTTCTTGGAAAAGGAAATAACATGCCACGGCAATACTATTCAGGACCTGGAGGAGGAAGCGGTGAACGTCCACTCCCGACGTACTCGGGCGGAACACCTAGTAAGATTCCGGGACGCATCACGACCGACACGTTCCAACCAAACACGGACAAAGGTGATACCTCCGCCCTCACGCAACTTTCTGCACAGTATGCCCGTGGCGTAGCAATGCGAACGAAGAAGAAGAGGCTTAAAGGCACAACGCCCAACCTCTCTAGCACTGCTGTTTCCGGTGCCCAGAAACCGAAGGCAACCACTGGGAGTACCGCATATGCCAAGTAAAATGAGCGATCGAGGTCAGTACGTCCAACAATACCAGAGTAAGAGTAGCGGGGGTGAGGGTGGAGATACAAAAGTCGGCACCGGAAGCACTGGCGGTGGACTTATCGGTGGAATCCTGGGCGCAGGAATGTCCGTTGTCGAGTTGAATGCCAACAAGAAAGCCGCGCGGCGAGCCGAGAATCGACCCAAGCGTCGACGCCTCGCTGCTCTCCAGGACGCTATGAGAGTACGATTCGACCGTAGTCAAGCCATGATGGCTGCATTAGCCCAATCTCACCTGGATTACGCGAGGTTATTCTAATGCCCCACCAGGCCAAGAAATCGAAAAAGAGAAAGAGAAAGACCGTCTCCAATGCGGCACTGCCTATGATCCGTGCCATCAAGAAACGGCCACGTCCGTCTCCTCCAAAGAGTGGCGCTGCCCTTGCCTCGAAAACATACAGCCGAGAAGAGTCCCATCGTGAACTCACTGCCAGCATAGCCGCAGCGGCGAAAGCAATGCCTGCCGGTCAGTACACAAACATTCTCAAGTCTGCCCTTGCCGGATATGCAGCCGGTTCTGAAATCGGAGCAGCCATAAGCCGCCATCGTGCAAGTAAGGCTGCCTCTGCCAAAAAGAAAACCGGCGGGAAAACACAGGGCACCGTATCCGACGCTGCTGCAAAACAAATGTCACGAGCCCAGGCAAAGGACCCTTCAACCACAAAGAGAGTGTAAAATGATGCAACTCACACCCAATTCCTCACCACTCCATGGCAAGATATTCAAATACAATTCATCCCTGCCCGTAAAGGACTATGTTGAATGTGTTGCATGTGGTGCAACATTTGAACTGACAGAACTAGCAACAGGTAAAATATCAGGACATTCTTGCCCTTCCTGCAAAACTACACCATCCGAGTTCTGGTCTGACAAACCTCAAGAGAGCATGTAAAATGAACTCTGCTTCATTCACCCCCTACGCGACAATGTTCAAATTACCCACGGAGGCCCATACTCGTCTTGACGAGCCCATACCGCACCTTGTCTACTGTGTCGCATGTGACCAACCTCATTTCCTTACCGACTTACTCAGTGGTGAATTGAACGAAACACACTGCCCGGACTGTAACACTACTGCTCTTAAGTTTTGGAAATCCAAACCTCATCGAAAACTTCCGTTCATAGTGTAATTATGCCTGGTACATCCACTGAGTTAAAGTCTGAGTTGTCACGGCAGAGACGTCTTGCATCCATGAAGCGCAACAATCTCAAAGGGGATGTTGCCCGAGGACTCATAACCAAAAAAGAAGCCCTTCGTCGCCGTACTCTGTACGACCGCGTCGTCGCCCGTGCCGACAAGATTCTTGGACCGGCCACGAAACAAAGCAGCCCTGTCTCTGCTCCCAAGAAACCAGGAGTCTTTTCCAGAGAAGCCGCAAAAAAAAGATCACGAGCAGTAGGCAATAAGATCCCCGGTATTAGCGGCATTCTGAACATGGAAGAGATTGCCAAACGTGGACGAGAAAAGCAGGCCAAAAAGTAATGCCGCTCCAAGCTGGATCATCCTCGGAGACGATATCGTCGAATGTAGCCGAAACCCTGGAGAGCCCCTCATTCGGGTGGGGGAAGTCCAAGAAGAAACGTCGACAGATGGCCACAGCAGCAGCTTACAACAAAGCCAAAACAGTCAGTCACGTTGCAATGCAGAAGAAGAAGTAAAGTGGGCATGGTGGTGGGCACGCTCACTAAATTTCGATGGAGGCTACAATTACGAATTTGGCCTTGACATTCAACCAAAAAAACCATAGAATCAGCACATGACAAAGGGAGGGACAAATGCCAAAACTATCTGCACGCAAAGCTGCTCACCTATTTGAACTAAAAAAAAAGCTAGTCGAAAAACAAGGATGTCTGGAGTGTGTGGCTGGCAAGGTCCCCGAGGGGTTTGAGCAATACTGGGACGATCCGGTACCCTACAATCCCCGGTCTTACACTCTCGATGGGGACCTTGAAAATGGCCCATGCAACGTGCACTGCCGACGCTGCAACGCACGTCGCCACTTCAAGAGGTAACCATGCCCAAGAAAGAAGATGACACTCGTGAACTCCTCATAACGCTATTCTGCTCCCTGTGGAATACCCGACCCTGGCCACTCCACTATTGGAAAGGAGATTTCTGGCAGTGGATTGGAACAGTCTACCGCCAGATTACAGAGAATGACGTAGGAGCCTTGTTCCAGGACGCCCTGATAGAGCTAAACCACTCCATTGACCCGAGTCAAATCAAACGCCTCCTGGATGTAGCCAAGTGGGAAGTCGCAGTCCCAGACTATGAGTCCATGCCCGTGCTTTTGGACAAGCACAATTCAGACCTATACCAATCCAACTTGAACCGCTTCGCGTTCTCCAACGGTGTTCTAGATTTTGACGAGTGGCAGAGACAAGGCAAAGTGATTCTACATTCTCACACTCCCCTCTGGTTCTCCGATCAATGTGTTGATTTCAAGTACAATGGTGCTGCCACTTGTCCACAATGGGATACGTTTCTGTCTGAATCTCTTCCAGATGAAGGCGTGCGTGATCTATTGCAGATGTGGTTCGGGTACTGTTTGACTTACGACATGTCACATCAGAAGTTCCTGTTGGTGTACGGACCGGCAGCAACGGGCAAGTCGGTCACTGCGAACATACTTGGCAAGATCGTCGGAAGTTCAGGCGTCTCAGCCGTACCTTTGAAAGCATTCGGCACGTCATTTTCATTGTACCAAACGCTTGGAAAGCGTGTGAACATTGACCCGGACATGTCCGAACTGGACAAGGTAGATGAAGGCACACTGAAATCCTACGTGGGCGGAGACCTGATCCAAATAGAACGTAAGTACCGCGACCCGGTCACGACTCGTCCTACGGCCAAGCTCATGTTCTGCACGAACGACTTGCCCCACATATCGGACCGCACCAACGCCACCTGGCGTCGGATGATCCTTCTGCCCTTCAACAACGTCGTACCGCCCGAGAAGCAGCGTCGTGGCCTTCTTACGGAACTCAGCAAGGAACTGCCTGGCATCTGGAACTGGGCATTTGCTGGATACAAGATGCTTCAGGAACTTGGTCACTTCCCAGAATTTCAAGTGATTAAGGACGCCATTATCGCTTACAAGACTGAAGTGAGCCCTGTCCGACAATGGGTCGAGGAGCAGTGCACTCTTGGAGTCAATCACGAAATAAAGTGTGAGTCAGCCTACACCATGTTCATCAGCTGGACAGAGACAAGGGGCTACAAGCCGCCCTCCCAACGGTCCTTCGGCAAATCCTTCGCGGCAGCCAATGGTAGTAAGGTTGAACGCATCCTTAAACGGGTAGGTCGAAAATCGAAGTGGCACTACCGTGGACTCTACATCGAGCCAGAATGTGACCGTTGAAACAGTAACAAAATGCACACAGTAACAAAAATGATAACAGGCCAAAATCGACAAGCGTCCGGAACGCCTGTAGATTTTATGGGACTGTTACCCTTGTTACTGTTTTTTCTTCTTAAAAAATATATATATATATATAGTGTGTATAAGGGGTTTTAGAGCGTCATGGTAACACAATCAAACGGTTACGTATGGTGAAAAGATGCTCGACAAAAAGCGATTCAAGATCGGGGCATCAGCGTCCTATATCCAGATCGGTGAGATCGCTCGGATTATGGGTGTCGAAACCCGACACATCACAGCCCTGTGCACCCACCTCGAAGTTCCTATGCTCAGCTTCCCTGGACAGACGGAGCACTACATCCTCGTCTACGCCCTCGAAACAGCCCTGTTCAGTCTGGGTTTACCTAAAACAGTCCAGACTGATCCAGCATTGTCTCGGGCGCATCAAGAGCTGGCTGCCCTCACGTATGGTGTCCTTACGAAGGAAGCACTCCAAGAACGGGTTTCTTTAATTGTAAAGTCCTTGACAAATGCCTCTGAAAAGGGTAAAATGAAGAGACCTTCATCATCTTGGAGAAAGTGGACAGGGCGACGGCCTAATGAGCACTGAGATTGTAAGATCAGTTGACCCAGACCACGTTGGTCCTGCTTCTCGCCTCCTGGAGTTCTTTTCTCCGGGAGCTATTGCAGAAGCTATGGAAGCAGCGGAGTGGGACTCTGCTGAAATGATCGAGCAGCTCACCAGTATAGCTCGAGACTCGGCCAACAATTCGTCACGCGAACGCATGGCTGCCATGAAAATGCTGTCCGACCAAGGGCGCGAAGCCCTGTCTCTGCATGGCGTAATTCGTAAGATCACGATGGAGGCAACTGAGGAGCAGGACGGCGTCAAGAAAACCTTGACGGAGGAAGGTCTCAAACTACTGGAGTCAGGGTCTGCCCGAACACTGTCCACCTTGGAGTTGTTGGCAGCGGGACAGAACACGCACAAGATCATTGATGTAGAACCTGTGGAGGAATCCCATGAACGAAGAGCAGTGGAAAGCAATGGCACTGACGAGTCCGACCCAAGCTTCGCCGGTGGACCTGAGTCAGAGTACAGTAGCAATGGCGGAATCGATACAGTCCGACGAAGTGGAGATAGCCACATCGTCGTTGGCTCAAGCGTACCAGTACATGGAAGCGAACGGTCCGGTGAGACCGGTGCAGAATCAACGTCGCAAGGTAATGACAAAGGCACAGTTAGAGGAGCAGAAGATGAACGAAGGAGACGGATACCCGTCCAACATCGGGGATGCCACACGAGTACGGAGCCTGGAGGCGCAAGTGGCCAACATCAACAGCAACATCGAGAAGCTGGCCAACATCATGGGCCAGGCTGTTCAGGGAAATCGAGGTCAACGCCCTACACCCCCGGTTCAACGCGACCCGCTTTATCCAGAGCAGCAGAGACAGGGGCAAACCAGCCGGTCAGTGTCCCGGGGCATGGGACCAACCGACCCCCTGATGGGTCCGCCGACCCCGCCACCGGAAGAGCCACCGTTCCCGGGCCACACAGTCCAGACCTTCACGACGGGGGACGGTAATGTAACCTACCCACCTCCTCCGGTTTCCATTGGTCCAGTAGGCAGTGCGCCAAGCACTCCTCCCGATGACGTTGTGGCGCAGCCGGGCAGCCCTACTGACATTATGACACAACAAGTTGCTGAGTTGATGAAGAATCAGGTAGTAGACGAAACCTCCGGGTACCTTGCTCCGGTTGATGGAGTCGACGACCCGTCTGGTCAGATTCGGGAGATCGTCGACAAAGAGGCAGTCATTAATCAGGAGAGCATTGAGAAACACCAGATACTGACGGAGCAGGTGCAGGAGTGGCTCAAGACGAAAGACCCTTACAAGTTCTTTCGTCGATTCCTGGCCGGGACGTGCAACAAGAACCTGTCTTTGGATACATGGCCCCATCCGCTCGTCGCCGCCTTCACCACTCGGTTCTATCCAATGTTGCAGGATCATGTGTTTGTGTCGACGATTTGTCAGCGAATCAAGACGTTCCAGAATGGGCATCTTGTGGCACCACATGTGGCCGGAGCATTCGTCACGATCTGCGCTGGAATCCTGGCGTTCTCACTAGCGGAACCAACTGAGTAATGGCTGTACTGTTTCCCAAGAAAGACAATCCGTTTTTTCCCTTACCCAGGGACTATCCTGAACTAACGCAGGATGGGCAGCGGATGTCAAGGGTTAATGCTGTTCGTCTCACAGGCAGCCCGGAAAATGAGGTAGTCAGTTGGCTGTTCTTTCGACAGCACTACTTGTTTCCAACTCCAGTGGGTATGTGGTACAAGCATGGAACAGTTGCATCTCCTCTTATGCACGCGAAGTGGGTGTACGGTTGGGAAGCCAATCAACTGTCCGTGACCGCCGCGCCGCGATCCGCAGCGAAGTCGACTCTTATCAAAGAGAACATTCTCCGCAAAGTCGTGTCCCGCCCGTACTGGGAGTCTGTGCTCTTCTTGGCGAAGCAGGACTTCATCACGATAGCCTTTGACGACTTCATGGGCCAAATTGAGAACAACGAACATATTGTGAAAGATTTCGGGGTGCTCAAGCCGGGCCGGAATCAAGGTATTTGGAATCACAGTCAACTCAAGCTTCGTAATGGGTCTATGATTACTGGAATGCCGATTACAGGAGCCTCCCTGGGAAAGAGGCCGCATGAGCTATACTTCGACGATGTAGAAAAATCGGAGGATTTGGTTCAGTCTCCAACCGAGACGATCGCCCAGTTCAAGACCTTCTTCTTCAATACCATTTTTCCAATGGCGGACAATCCAGACGTTAAGATACGAGTAGTTGGCACGCTTCTATCTCGACGCACGTTCATTTATTGGCTTCATACCGATCCTGATCCACGGTTGGCGCACTGGAACCGGCTCTTCCATGCGGTAAACTACACAGACGTTGATGGTGTAGAGCGTGAAGAGTGGCCAGAGAAGATGGGTCTTGAATGGCAAACCAGACAGAAACTTCGCATGGGGGATGCGGCATTTTCGTCTCAGTATCTGAACAACCCAGTCACAGAGGCAGAACGTGTCCTGCGAATTCATCCCGAACTGAATACGTACTGGCTGGACAATGTCGATGATTTGACTTATATGGACCCGCTTAATTCCAAGGCCGTCATGGTTTCCCATCAGCTTTCAGGGTGGGACAAATCACTCAAGGGGGACCCTGTAGCGATTCCAAAGTCTATCACACGGCCGTTCTCTGAAGTTGTCGGTAAGATGCGACGGTTTATTACCATCGACCACGCTCTCACCGTATCGAAAGCGTCAGATTTTTCGTGTATCCATGTCATGGGCATTGAGAACTCAGAAACCTACAGGGATACTCTTTGGTCTCTTGACATGTGGTTAGGGAAGGCCGACTCCGAAGAGATCGTCCGTCGGGCATACCTCCTGGCGCTCAAGTGGCAAGTGCCCCTGGTGGCCGTCGAAGCATATCCTGTCCAGATGGAATTCGCCGAAAGGTTGCAGCATGACCTTCCATCCATGTACGGGCGTGGGCAAGTACCGTGTCGTGTACTACCAGTTAAATTTCCATCACACTACAAGAAGCAAGATAAAATTGCCGGGTTGCACTGGAGGTTCAAACAGTTTCGACTTAAGCTTCCATTGGACCGCTCCAAGGAACGACCCTATAGTGAACTATGGTATCAGATTGAGAACTTCACGTACGACTTGAACCTTCTTACGCATGATGATGCCATTGACACGTTGGCTTTGCACTTAGCCATTGGGAAATCCACAACGCCAGCAGGACCGGACGAGCACCAGTTTCGATCATCCGTGGAGATGCTACGAGACGGAGAGTATGAGTATGAGTCTGGCATCGGAGTCATGTCCGGCATGAATGCAGCCGACATACCGGATGATGTACTCAATGAGATGTTCCATCGCAAGTGGGACAATGCCGAGACAGAGGAAACCTTGGACTGGGCAAACTACCCGTAACTTGCCTTGTCTCTGCTTAACTGGATTATGGAGGAACACAGTATGAGCCAAATGAAAGACATTTACACTCAGCTCACAGAGAGTATGGAGTCGATAGGTGGCAGGTTGGACTCATTGGACACAAGACTGGATCACTTGATTCACTTGATGGCTGATATGGTGAAGATGGAGAAAACCATCCAAGACCTGGAGACGAAGATAGATCATCGCATTGGTCGGTTGATGGATCAGGTGGTCGAGATGGCTATGGTGCAGACTGGAGACGCTGATGCAGCAGTGAGGCACCGAGCCCAGGCTCGTTTGGACAAGACTCTATTTTCTGATCCCGTGAGTTGGGATGCCCAAGATACTCCGGGTATGGAGGACGGACAGTGGCCACCGGAGGGCTGTGATTCTATGGAGTTGAAGGGATGAGATTAGAACTGCCATCCTCAAAATCGTCACAGGGTGAACGGGACCTTGTCGATGCGTTAGACAGGGAACTTCAACCGGCTGAAATGGAGATGCATGTACACCTGGTCTCTTGGAAAATTGTGGATGCCTACTTGGCCGGTATTCGTCAGTTCCGTGTCATGGACCGGTGGTCAGGCAATGTGGCCATAGCGTGGGAGAATAGTAAGGGCGAACTGGATTTCCGGTTTGAGGAGATTACCCGTCAGTACCTGACCGAGATGGGTCGGTACATGAA